GTAAAAGTGGGAAGAAGAATATCTGTAGATAAAGTATATGAAAATAGATTCTATAGGATACCAAAGGCATTTTTCAACACAGAAAAATATAAAAAATTATCATTATATGCAAAGGTTTTATATGGATTTCTAGATGATAGAAGAGAACTATCATTAAAAAACAACTGGGTTGATTCCAATAGGGATATATATCTAATTTTCACAAGAAAAGATATACAGGAAATGTTGTGTATAAGTGATAAGCCAGTAACGAAGGCTTTTAAGGAACTAAATAATTATGGATTAATCGAAGAAGTTAGACAGGGATTAAATAAACCCAATATAATTTACGTGTGTCACATTGACTATGAAAACATAGAAGATATGCGGACTCGGAAAATATCCGATTCCGGAGTCGGAAAAAATACGAGTCAAAGGTCGGAAAATCTCCGATGTAATGATACTGAGTTTAGTGATACTGAGTTTAGTGATACTTCTTCTTCTTCTACTATGAAGGATGATGAAGAAGTTGAAAATATAGATTTAAAATCTATAACAAAACATTGCCAGAACTGTGAATTTAAATTAAAGAAGAAGGATGCAAAGATGTTGCTTATGAATTATAGCTCTAAGCAAATAAAAGGAGCTATTACTAAAGCTATTGCAACAGGTAATAACATAAAGAATCCATTTGGATATATAGCACAAGTTTTATCCGATATAGATACAGTAAAGACAACTAACATAATTATCCCATCTAAGGGCGATTCTAAGGGGTTCAATAATTTTGAAGGTAGAAACTATACAGAAGAGCAAACAAACGCACTTGAGAGGGAATTGCTAGGGTGGAATGAGTAATAGAATAGGGATAAGCTAATGGAAATAACATTTAAAGAAAGGAAGTAATTAATAATGAAGTTTGGAATAAGGACACCATCGATAAAAAAATCTATCTCAGCCAGGACTAAAGGTAGTTTAACTAGAGATGTTAAAAAGTCTATCAATCCACTTTATGGTAAGAAAGGTATGGGTATATTGGATCCTAAGAGGGCGGTATATAACAAGATTTACAATAAGACTACTTTTAGTTTCTGGGATTTATTGATTAAGTTATTTAGATCTTAAATTGCAGAAAGTACGAAAGGAGACTATATGAACAGAGATTTAGAACAAAAAACAAAGGAAGAGTTAGAAAAGCTAGAGATACAAATAAAACAAGCTGAGGGTTGGAATGAAATCAGCAGAACAAATTGGTTAAAGGGAAAACGTGAGGGTTTAATAATGATATTGGATTTTATAAAAAACATTGAAAGGAAGTAATAATAATGGATTATGAAGAAATTGAAAACAAGTATATAAAAGCAGAAATAAAAGGACATTATTCATTTGAAAATGCTGTTGAAGTAAAAAAGGTATTAGGATATGACTTTAGAACTATGAGAGGGTTTAAAGTGCTAACAGAAGACGATAAGGTATTAGCTGAAAAGTTAATCTGTAATTATCTTAATGGCTGGGGATTAGCAGCCAGGGAGAGTATAAGACCTTCAGGAATAATAAGAGAACCAAAAAAATTTATAGTCAGATTTAAAGATAAAGGATTTAGTTATCTATATGATAATGGATCTGTAGGCTAATAATTAAAGGGGGATGTAATGATAATATGTGATAAGTGCTTATGTAACAAATGTATAAACAATGTAGATAATGTATTTAAAGATAAGCAAAATATAGCCTGCTTTAATTGTGATGATTGTTATTATTACGGTTTAGATGATGATACAAAAAGTAAAAACGTAAAGTTTGAATGTGATAATTTTATAGTTGCAAATCGTTATGCAAAAGCAAATAGAAGCAAACTTAAATTGATGAAATAGTACGCAATTCCATGAAAGGATGTTGTAAATGTCAACAAATAAAGAATATAGAAACCATGAAAATGGTGAGGATATAATGGATAAGTTTAGTGATATTATGGATGATATAGATGATTGCAAAGATGATTTTAGATATTTAAATAATATTGAAAATATGAAAACCAAACTAAATCAAATAAAGAATGAAATAGACTGGATAATAGGAAAAATTTAACGAAAGGTTGGTGTAAAATGGCTAAAATAGATATTAGTGAACTACAAAAATCAATTTTATCAGATATGAAAGCACACAATGATAAAATAAATTTAGTTAGTTATACAGGAGAAGAATTGGTATTAGCGGTGAAGATAATAGCAGAGGATTTACTTTTTCTAAAAAATGAATTAAAAGAAAGTGAAATAATTACTATAAACAGAATATTATTGGAGGTAAAAAGAAGAATAGACGAGAGAGATAATTAGGTCGCAATACTAAGATATAACAACTACTATTACTTAACAATGGCACTATTACTAAATAGGTACTATCAACTAACAATAGGGTATATTAATTTATACCTTATTTTTTTATGTAAATATAAATGTCGGAATAAAAAAGGACAAAATTTGAAAATACCATAAATTGAGGAAAATAACATGAGCAATAAGACGAACGATAAATAAGCCAAACATATATTCACTATGTTAAAATAATAACATAATAGTTTTTACGAAAGAAGGTGGATCAATGAATGCCCTAAAAAAAGAACTAGAAACTTTGACCGATATAAACATATTGAGTAAAATACAGGAAAAGGTAATTCACAACATTTTATCGCAATTATCTAATATAGAAAAAGAGAACTAAATTATTTAGTTCTCTTTTTCTTTAACAATACTGCGACTTCTACTTCAACAGCTTTCAATATCATATCTCTAGTTTCTTTATCTAATACAGTACTTGTAATTATACCTTCTTCAATCAATCTATTCAAAAAGCCTTGGATAACACTCTCCTTATTCTCCTTGCCAGTTTCAAGCCACTCTAGGCTTACTCTAAATGCCTTTGCTAACTTATCCATGGTTTTCTTACTTGGATTTCTGCTACCGTTCTCAATTCCACCTATCATGCCAGAACTAATTCCGCTCTTATCAGCTAAATCAATTTGAGTCCACTTTTTCTTTTGTCTCATTTCTTTCATTCTATCTTTTAATTCCATTATCAATTCTCCCTTTACTCACAATTTGTTCTTATTGTATTAATATTAACACAATAAGAAAGAAGTTAAAGAGAATATCTGTTCTTTAGATGGGAATATAGAGTTATATTTAGCAATCGTTGGCATTATTAAGAAATTAGTCGATGTTTTGTTACTACTCGCAAATAGTGAGTAATTTTAGTTAGTTTGTGGTTATTTGGGGTTTTGATTACTAACAATTAGAGAGTATAATAATGACATAGGAAGGGGGAATAACAGATGACGTTTAAAGAATTAAGAGAAAACAAAGGAATAACAGTTATGCAGGTTTCTAAGAAGATAAATAGAAAAACTAGCACGATTTATATGTACGAAACATCAAAAAGACTACCTTCGTTCACTATATTAACACAGTTAGCAAGCATCTACAACGTAAGCTTAGACGAAATGAAAGCGACTTACGACTACCATAGAGCAAGGATGAATAGTGAGCCAACCATAGAAGATTGTGTAGGAGAGATTCTTGTCGGAATGAGCGATGTAGAAAAGTCGGTAATACTGCATAACGTGTTGAGCAGTTTAAAAATTACTGCTACAAAATAGTACAAGCATTTAAAACAAACACTTCATAAAGTTCTTGTAAAAAGATAGGGTGCAATGCCTTAATAAATAAAATTAGGAGGATGAGTATGAACAAGAAAATTGAAGATGCTATCTTAGGTATTACCGAAGCAGGTTGCCAAGTAAGAGCTTGGATAAAATCAGAAGGTATTATCCTAAGAGTTAGGCAAAAGGGTTTTGAAAAATTTATTTTAATTAATAGCAATACTGGCAAGATCCTTGCAAATTGCTAAAAAATAAGGAGGACAAGTTATGAGTAAACAATTAGAAAACAAATTATCAAGCAGAGAAGTTGCTCCAATGATGGATATAGAACACAAGAACTTATTAAGAAAAATAGATGGAATAAATGAAGATTTACTCAGCTCAAAAGTGAGCCCAGCTAAATATTGGATAGAAACTAGCTCACCTGATAATTCAGGTAAGCAAAATAAAGAGTATCAAATAACCAAAAGAGGTTGTGAGTTTTTAGCAAATAAAACTACAGGAACTAAAGGAAATTTATTCACAGATAAATATATGGACAAGTTTGAATTAATGGAAAACAAAATTAAAAACCCATTATCACAACTTTCAAAAGAACTTCAATCAATAATAATGTTAGACCAAAGAACAGTAGAAATAGACAATAGGTTAATAAAACTAGAAAACAATATGACCATTGATTACGAGCAACAAGAAATACTAAATGGAAAAGCTAGATATATAGTTACTAAAGCTTTAGGTGGCAAAGATGCCCCAGCATACAAAGAATGCAATAGAAAAGCCTTTAGTGAACTATGGAGATGTTATAAGCGAATAATGCAAGTTAATTCTTATAAAAATACAGCAGCTGTAAATTATGACAAAGCTAGAGAAATAATAGAAAACTGGAAGCCTAATAGAGAATTAGAATTAATGATTTTAGGAGCTAATAGCCAATTAAAAATAAATTTATAGGAGGATAAGCTGTTGAAGCTAATAATTAAAGATTTAGCATTCAAAAGATTAGTATTTCAAGGTGATATTACAACTAAAAAAGATTATGAAGAAATTGAAATCAAATATCCAGCATCAAAATATTCAAGGGAGAGTTTAGCGTTATGAAATCCAAATATCTGAATATCAAACAAAAAGAGTTCTTGAAAAGCCAAGGTATGGACAAGCATAAATACTTGTATATCAGAAGAACACCTGATGATTATATATTTGTGGAAAAATCAACGGGTAAAGTATTTGGAATGAGGAGATAGATAGGGTATTAGGTTAGTTCGGAATCTAAATAAAGGGTGACAGAAAGGATCTAGAAGGGGGAACAGATATGATAACTGCAAAAAGTTATTTTAGTGGAGCTGGTGGGATGGATTTAGGATTAACACAAGCTGGAATAAATATATTAGAATCCTATGAAATAGATAAAACTTGTTGTGAAACTCTTAGAAATAATTTTACTCATGAAGTGCATGAAACTGATATATCTAAAATTACAGTATTGGATCAACAAGATGCGGATGTATATGTAGGAACTTTCCCTTGTACAAAATATTCAACTATAGCTGATATACATGGAACTAGAAATGGTGATGATTTATTCTTACACTTTTTCAGGCATATAGCATTAGCTAAACCCGAAATGTATGTGATTGAGAATGTGCCAGGGATGAAAAAATTTAAGGTAGTTATGGAAGCACTTACTAGACTGCCTGATTATTATGTAAGAGTTGAATGCCCTGTAAATGCTGATATGTGGTTGCCACAGAAAAGGAAAAGATTAATTGTTATAGGGAGTAGAAAGCCTTTTGATAACTTAGAATATCCTAATGCAGAACCTATAAGATTAAAGGACATTATTCAAAAAGGAGCAGATATAGATATTCCAAACTATGTTTATAAAAGACTTAATGGAGGATATAGAGATAAGCCTATAATAAGCAATCCTGATTTTGATGATTTGGCTCCAACTTGTGTTGCACATTATAGTAAAGATGTAAGCACTAGGCTCGTTATGGATGGGAATAATATTAGACCATATACAGCAATAGAATATGCAAGGTTACAAGGGTTTCCTGATAGCTTTAAATTTAGTGGAAAAGATAGATCAATATATAAGCAAGTAGGAAATGCCGTTGCTGTACCAATGGGAAGATGGGTAGGAGAAGAAATACAAAGATATTTTAGGTCGCAATACTAAGAAAGGAAGGATGATAAATATGGGATATAAATATTACCTCACGCAAAGACCACCGAGCATAGGAACATTCCCAGATAAAGCAGATGGCAGCACTATAGGATTGCATTGCTTTGATTATAAAGAATATGTAGCAGAGATAAATCGTAAAGCTTGGGGCTATGTTGTATATAGTAAGCCACTAACACAAAAGGAAATAGATGATTATGAATTAATAGGAGGAACAATATGAAAAAAATATATATAGCTGGAAAGATTACAGAAAATCCAACGTTTCAAGAAGATTTTAAAGTTGTAGCAGATAGAGAAGAAGAAAAAGGCAATAAGGTAATGAATCCTGCAAAATTATCAGGGGGATTCACTCAGGGAGAATACATGAGGATATGTTTTGCAATGATAGATGCCTGTGAAGCTATTCTACTATTATCTAATTGGACAGATAGTGATGGAGCAAAGCTTGAGAAAGCATATGCTGAAAAAACTGGAAAGAAAATATACTTTGAATAATACCAAAATAACTGGACCATATTCGTGAGGCCACGAAAAAGGTTAGGAAAGCTAATAAAAAATTAAGGAAGGGGTAATAAAACATGAAAAACACATTAGGAGATTTAAACAATCATTTATTCGCACAATTAGAGAGGTTAGGTGATGAAGACTTAACTGGAGAAGATCTTAGAGAAGAAATAGAAAGAACAAGGGCAGTAAATTCAGTAGCTCAACAAATTATATCGAATGGCTCATTGGTCCTACAAGCTAAAAAGATGATGGATAACAGAGAAAATGCAGATGTAAGTATTCCTAATATGTTGGAGGGATAAAACTATGAAGGGTAGACCTTGCGGCAGCAAGAATACAGTGTTGCATATATGGAAAGATGAAGAAAAAGAATATTTAAAAGAAATAACACCAGGGCATCATTACAAAGAAATTCAAGAATTAATGAATGGAAAATTTGATTATAAATTTACTCTAAGTCAAATCAAAGGAGTAATAGCAAGGAGCAATTTCAATACAGGATTTACAGGACAATTTAAAAAAGAACATACACCTTTTAATAAGGGCATGAAAGGTATATGCGCAGAAGGAAGTGAGAAGGGATGGTTTGAAAAAGGAGTTATTCCTCCAAATCATAAGAAAGTAGGAAGTGAAAGTATAACAATTGATGGATATACAACAGTAAAGATTGCAGAGCCTAATAAATGGAGACTAAAGCAACAAATAGTTTGGGAAAAGTATAACGGAAAGATGCCTTCAGGACATGTAATTATATTTGGTGATGCAGACAAAAGTAACCTTGATATTAATAATTTGATTTTAGTTTCAAGGCAGCAGCTACTAATGATGAATAGAAACAATTTAATACAAAGTGATGCTGATTTAACAAGAACTGGAGTAATTATAGCAGATTTATATCAAGCAATAGGAAAAAGAAAGGAGCGTTAACTATGGCTATGGGTGTTAATGAGACAAAAAAAGAAAGAATATTTAGATACTTAAATAAATACAGAAATAAGTTTGAAGATATGGGAGCAAGACAAACAATAATGAAATTGGTCGAATATTCAAGCACGATACCTAATGAAAAGACCATGAGCCATTCTACTTGTCAAGTTTATTACTATGATTGGAAAAGGGAAGTATTGAAAATTAATAATCCTAGAAACTTTCTAAGTTTTCCAGAACCTATATTTAGTGGATACGGAGAAAATTTGATAGGTAAAAATGGAGAATATGAAGTATTTTCAAATGAAATGGTACTTAAAAGAAACGGTGCGGTATTCAACTTTGGAACTAAAAAAGAAATGTTAGGAATATTTAATGAAATCATGGCAGCATATGAAGAATTAGGAATTGACTAAGGAGGATCTGATGGAGAAATTTAAAATAATAATTAATGATCCTGAAAAAGCTTGGGAAGTAGCAAAAGAAACTTCAAGGCTATATATGAATGGCTTAACAAAAGAAAAAGCCTTAAAAGAAGCGGTACGACAATACCAAACAACTCTTAAGGCAAATGGAAACTAACTCAATTACATTTTACTATATACCAAAAATATACACAACTAAGGAGGCTCAACAATGGCTGAAAAACGAATGTTTGCAAAGACAATAATTGATAGTGATGCTTTTTTAGATATGTCACTATCAACTCAAGCTTTATATTTCCACTTGAATATGAGAGCTGATGATGATGGATTTATAAATAATCCTAAAAAAATCCAAAGAATGATAGGGTGCGGGGATGATGAATTAAAACTTTTAACTGTTAAAAAGTTTATAATCCCATTTGAAAATGGAGTATGTGTAATAAAACATTGGTTGATACACAATTATATAAGAAAAGATACCTACAGAAAAACTGTTTATACAGATGAAAAGTCGCTCTTAGGTACTAAAGAAAATAAAACTTATACATTAGAAATACCACCGTCCACGGAACTGTTACGTGAATGTAACGATACCGTACCGCAGACTAGATTAGATAAGATAAGTATAGATAAGGTAAGTATAGATAAAAAGAAAGCAACAAAACAACAAGGCTATGATTTTGTAATAGATAGTTATACTTCTAATTTAGATTTAAAAGCTACTATAATAAATTTTATAAAAATGAGAGTAGCAATAAAAGCAACTATGACAGATAATGCCTTAAATCTATTATTAAAGAAATTAGATAAATTAGCTAGTAATGATAATACAAAGATAGAGATCATAGAGCAAAGCATTATGAACTCATATAAGGGCATATTCCCATTAAAGGAGGGTAACAATGGAAGCACTAGACAGAATAATGCACAGACTAAGGGCAAATGGTCAGACTATAAACCAAAACAAACAACAGGAGAATCCCTCACAGAATCAGAAATTGCAGACCTCAACCTTATATAAGTGCAAAGAATGCAGAGATAGCACTTGGGTTGATGGTACTAATGGATTGAAAAGGTGCAAGTGCTTTGAGATAGCTAAAGCAAAAAGAATGTGGGACAAGGCTGGAATAGATACAGAACAGGCAAAACAAACATTTTCCAGCTTTAAAGTGTGGAATAGTTCTTCAGCAGCAGCTAAAGATATTGCAGTTAAATATTATAAGAACTTTGAAAGCATAAAAGCTGAAAGAAGTAATAGTATAGCCTTTATTGGTCAAGTAGGTAGTGGAAAAACTCATTTAAGTATAGCTTTAGCAGTTAATTTCTTAAAGAAAGATATATCGGTTATCTATATGCCTTATAGGGATGTAATAACAAAGATAAAGCAAAATATGCTAGATGAAGAATTTTATCAGAAAGAACTAGGAAAATATAAGAATGCAAAGGTCCTGCTAATAGATGATCTCTTTAAAGGCAAAGTTACTGAGAGTGATATTAATATCATGTTTGAAATTATAAACTATAGATATTTAAATCATTCTCCAATAATTATATCAAGTGAGTTTTCAGCAGATAGGCTCCTTGATTTTGATGAAGCAGTTGGAAGTAGGATATTACAAATGTGCAAAAATTGCACAGTGCAAATAGAAGGCAGAGAAAATAACTATAGGCTGAAAGGAATAATATAATGGCTAATTTGATGAACTATTCAAAGAAAGAGCTAGTACAAGCCTTGTTAGGTAAAGATGGAGTAAGAAGCATGGATATACAAACAGATGAAACTCATAAAACTATAGCGCATGGAGAGGGGGAAAAACATTTTAGATACTTTAGTGGAAATGGGTCCGCAATAATATTAGAAATAAAGGGGGAATAACAATGTTCATAGCAATAATAATAACACTTTGGGTAATGTCAATATTATTAATAATTATGTTTTTTAAAGTAGCTAAAGAGCCAGAAGGTATAAGTCTTAAAAATATAAACCTTGAAGCAATTTCTTTAAGAGATCAACTTGAAAAAATAGAGGAAGAAGAAAAAGAATTCTATGCAGCAATAGTAAACATGGATAGAGAAAACATGATAGAAGAGTTTTGGGATTGTATGCAATCAAAATTAGGCATGTTAAATAAGTTTGGCATAGGTGCTCAAGAAATTATGGAATCATATCAGAAACATTTAGTAAAAATACAAAATAGACCTAGGGGGAATAAATAATATGAATAAAGTAGTAATTTTAGGAAGACTTACAAGGGATCCAGAATTAAAGTTTGCAGCAGGAAGTGGTACTGCGGTTAGTCATTTTACATTAGCAGTAACTAGACAATTCAAAAAAGAAGAAACAGATTTTATAAGTTGTGTAGCTTTTGGTAAAACTGCAGAAACAATATCACAATACTTAACTAAAGGAAAACAGATGGCTCTTAGTGGAAGTATTAGAACTGGTAGCTATGATGCTAAAGATGGAACAAAGAGATATACAACAGAAGTTGCAGTAGATAGTTTTGAGTTTATCAATGGACAGGCTAAAAGTAATAACAGTGAAGCTCCATTTGTAAAAGGTGATGATATAGAGCCAGAAGATAATGGTGATATGCCTTTTAATTAGGGAGTTGAATATTCTCCATTATCAAAATTATTCAAAAAATATTAAGGAGGCAATTATGGGATATAGCTATGGAATTGAGTGGAATGATGAAAAAGTAAAAGAAGAAATATTTAGAATAATGAATGTATTAGAAATTGACAGAATGCCTTCTACAGTTGAAATGCAAAGAGTCACAGGGAACACTACTCTAGCAAATGCTATAGCTAGGCGTGGCGGATTTAATAAATGGGCTAAAAAATTACAATTAAGCTTAAGTAAATGTGAAACTAGGATTGGTGAATATGGAGAAAATCTAATAAAAGATTTTCTTCAAGATCAAGATTATAAAGTGGAAAAAATGAGTAGCAAACATCCTTATGATTTGTTGGTAGATGGGACCATAAAAATAGATGTAAAAACTTCTAATATATTTAAGAGCAGCAGTGGTTGGTCAAGTTATTCATTTAATTTAGAAAAATCAAATCCAACGTGTGATGTGTATGTATTCATATGTGTAGAAGATAAGATTCCAGTTAAAACATTGGTTATACCTAGTAAGTTTTTAAATCAAACTCAACTATGTATCACCAATAAGGAGTCAAAATATGATATTTACAAAGATAGATGGGACTATATAGAACAATATGATAAATTCTATAAATCAGTTGTCTAGTTATGGAAATAAGATTTTAAGTTAGTTCGGAATCTGTAGAAAGGGTGTAGTAAAAATAAGGATGGAGGAATAAATGATGGCTAAAGAAAAGTTATCCAAAGGATTAATAATACCAGAACCTATTGCAAACATAATACTAGATGGATCTAAGAAGATGTTAATTAGGGGATGCAGAACAAATATAAAAAACTCTATTGGAATTATAAAGAATAGAACTGGACAAGTCATTGGAGCAGTTGGAATACTTGAATGTATAGAAATAAACTCATTTAAGTTTGATGCTTATAGGGCATGGCATAAGTTAGAGTGTGAGTTTAAAGACTTAAAGTATAAAAGAGTTTATGGATGGATATTAGATGAGCCTAGAAAGTTTAAGAAACCAATATCACATGAAATTGAAAAGAATGGGCATGGTTGTTGGGTTAACTTAGATTTGAAAATATAATAATCAAGGGGGATGGATAAGTGGATAGCAAAATAGAAAAAGCTGATAAAATAAAAAAAGAACTGATGTTATATAGAGTTAGAGAAGTAGAAATACAAGATATTAAACTTAAAATAGAGCAATTAGAAATTGGAGATCAACTAGGAGCAATGGGATTTGAGGAAAGAGTTCAAACATCTAGGACTTGTCCCAACAATGATATGGCCATGAATCAGATTGAAAATTTTAAAAAGAAGGTTAAGTTCTATGAATTAGCTAATCAAAGAGTTGATAATGCTCTAAAGTTACTAGAAGATGTGGAAAGACAAGTGGTTACTATGATTTTTATAGATAAAAATAGTATGGCTGTAACTATTAAAAAGTTATATAGAAGTAAGCGCCAGATATATTATATTTTAAATCAGTCTATAAACAAAATGAGAATTGCATAGATAATGTACAATCATTGCACAAATAATGTACAATCGTTGCACAAAAATTGCACAAATATTGCACAGTTTTTGTACAAGAACTATGCTATGATGTATTTAGGTAGAAAAGCAAGACATATTGAAAGCACTTAGGGTATTAACTCTAAGTGCTTTTTTAATATATAAAAATATATTAAGCACATATTTCTTTATGAGAGGGGTGAGAACGTATTGAAAGAATACACTAGCTTCAAATGCAAAATTTGTAGTAAGACTACTGTGGTACTTACTGATGAAATTGAAAGTGGAAGATACTTAGTATGTTCTCACTGTTCAAGTAAAAAGAATCATTCAGCAAAAGAAACTGATGATCTAAGAGAATGCATGAAAGAAAAAGCCTATAGGAGAGAGCATGGAGCTATGAGGCAGGTGAGATAATGTGGGTAAGAAAAGACCTTCCAAACCTATTACAATTACAAGTAAAGTATTAGATATTCAGGATTATTTAAAATATAAGAATGAACGAGATTATATTTTATTTTTGGTTGGAATAACTACAGGATATAGAGCTGGGGATTTAGTAAATCTAAAGGCAAGAGATATAAGGGAATCATTAAGAAGAAATGAGTTCACAATATACGAAGGAAAGAAGATGAACTCTAGAAATATAAAAGAAAAGAATAGAAAGCCACGAACTGTAGAGATATTACCTAAAGTTGGTAAGATATTAAAAGACTATATTCAAGAATTAAAGGATTATGAGTATGTATTCCAATCACGCAAAGGAAATAATAAACACATTGGAGTGCAAGCAATAAGTAATATCCTTAAGGAAGCTGGATTATACTTTGGGTTATATAATATATCAGCACATAGTATGAGGAAAACTTATGCTTATAAAATATATGTAGCTAGCGATAAGGATATAGATGCAGTAAAAGAATTATTAGGTCATAGAAATAGAGAAGAAACAAAAAGATATATAGGATTAGATAGTGAAAGGTATCATCAATACAGTAAGTCACTTAATGACTTTGTAAGATGATATTTATTTTTTTAGTATATGAATGTTTAATAATATACTACATTAACATTTAAGGTTAAAAATAAAAGGCATATAGAAGAAGAAACTTTAAAAAATGAATGTGGGATTTACCTATATAACCAAACATTCAAACAGGGTAAACACGAACATTAAATGATTAAAAACAATAACATTTGTGTAAATAAAGGAGGAAAAGGATATGAAAAATAACAATGGCTAGAGAGTTTGCCAAGAAGTTCTATAAGTCTAAAGAGTGGCAGAAATGTAGGCAGTATGTTTTTAATAAGTATTATGGCTTATGTGGTGATTGTGGAAAGATAGGACAAGAAGTACATCATAAAGAGTTTCTAACTCCTGATAACATTACTGATTCTTATATATCATTAGGAGAAGATAACTTAATACTATTGTGTAAGGAGTGCCATCACACAAGGCACAACAAGAGAGTTATAACAAGAGAAGACTTAGTATTCAATGAGTTCGGTGAGCTGATAGAGAAGGAATTGTGAGAGTTAAACAATAATACAGAGTGACTATTAATAAATAAATATAAATACAATAATAATTATATTTATATATATATTAATTCATGGTATACCCCCCTATAAAATAAGGCTATGAGGGGGATTTAGAGACCGAGGTGAGAGATTAGATTAACGCATGGGAGATTTTACAGGGGGGGTGTAGTAAGTGGCAATTTTGAAAAACACGAAAGATAAATGTGAAGAGATAGAAAAGGATCTAGAGATTAAGAAAGAGATAAGGAAAATTAACATACTCTTCAAGAATTTAGACAGAAATGTAAAAAAGACAGTTGAATCATTAATTCAAAATGCTGCTTACATGGCAGTAACCTTAAGAGAACTTCAAGCAACACTAAATAAAAATGGATTGATCACAGAGTATCAAAATGGAGAAAATCAATGGGGAACAAAGAAATCACCTGAGATTGAAATATATAATACCTTAGTAAAAAACTATATTTCATGTATGAAGTCATTAAATGATTTTCTTCCTATCGATAAGCCTGGAACTTTAGGTGATGATGATTTTGTATCATTTGTGAACAGTAAATGAGTAGCACAGCAAGAAAAATAATTTATGAATTAACATTCAATCCTATACTTGAATACTGGGATAAAATAAAGTATAAACCATTATTTATAAAAGTTGAAACATTGAAATCAGAATTATTTTTAATTAAGAAAGAAAAAGTTGTTAATGAAATTTTACTTAATAAAAAGGAAACTGAATTAGAAGAAGCTTTGGCAGAACTAAATAGGATAAAATCATCTGTTGAAATTATAAATACAAGTAATAAAGTTTATAAAGCGTACAAAGAGATTATAAAAATAATAAATAATAAGAAAAGTATCTGGGAATACGATAGTCACAAAGCAAACCATGCAATTGAGTTTATAGAAAATTATTGTAAACATTCAAAGGGTGCCATGGGAGGGAAACCTTTCATATTAGAGCTTTGGCAAAAAGCTTTAGTTGCAGCAACTTTTGGAATGATTCATAAAATTGATAGGACTAGAAAATATAGAGAAGTTTTATTAGTAGTTGCTAGAAAAAATGGTAAATCTACTTTAGCAGCTGCAATAGGTCTATATATGCAAATTGCTGATGGAGAACCAGGAGCAGAAGTATATGCTTGTGCTACTAAAAAAGACCAAGCCAAAATAATATGGTTAGAATCAAAAAGAATGGTTAAAAAATCACCAACTCTAAGAAGAAGGATTAAAACCTTAGTTGCAGAGATTGTAAGTGAATTTAACGATTCTTTTTTTAGGCCCTTGGGTAGAGATTCAGATAGCTTAGATGGTTTAAATGTTCATTGCGCATTACTTGATGAAATACATGCTTGGACAGATAAAAACTTATATGATGTTATCGTTGATGGTACTACTGCTAGAGAAGAACCTTTGATATTTATAACTACAACTGCAGGAACAATAAGAGAATGTGTATATGATTTAAAATATGATGAATCTGAAAGAGTAATTAATGGCTGGGACGATGAAGAGAATGGATATAAGGATGAACACTTCTTACCTATAATTTACGAGCTAGATAATAGGAAAGAATGGGTTGATTCAGAGTGTTGGGGAAAAGCTAATCCGGGTCTAGGAACTATAAAGAAATTAGATCAGTTAGAAGGTAAGGTAAATAAAGCTAAAGGTAACTCACTTTTAGTAAAAAATTTATTATGTAAAGATTTTAATATAAGGGAAACTTCCTCAGAGGCATGGTTAACTTTTGAAGACCTAAATAATACTACTACTTTTGATATAAGCCTATTAAAACCAAGATATGGAATAGGTGGAGCAGATTTATCAAGCACTACAGATTTAACTAATGCAACAATTTTATTTGAGGTGCCAAATGATCCTAATATTTATGTAAAACAAATGTACTTCCTTCCAGAGGACTTATTAGAGCAAAGAGTAAAAGAAGATAAAATTCCATATGACTTATGGAGGGATATGGATTTATTAAGAACAGTACCTGGAAATAAAGTTCATTATAAACACGTTACAGAGTGGTTTTTAGAAGTTCAGAATGAATGTGATATATATATCTACAAAGGTGGATATGATGCGTGGTCGGCTCAATATTGGGTGGAGGATATGAAAACACAATTCGGAAAAGAAACATGGGAGCCTGTAATTCAAGGAAAGAAAACTTTATCGGGCCCTATGAAGAATTTAGGGGCTGATTTAAGAATAAATAAAATTATTTATAATAATAATCCTATTTTAAAGTGGTGCTTAAGCAATACAGCTATAGATGTAGATAAGAATGATAATATACAACCAATTAAGACAAGCAATCCAAGAAGAAGAATAGATGGATTAGCGGGCTTATTAGATGCTTATGTAGTTTTAGAAAGATGTCAAGAGAACTATATGAGTGTTATTTAAGGGAAGGGAGGTGAAAAATTGGGAATAATAAATAAGTTTTTTAATAAAAGTCCAGCAACAACAAGGTTTGAAATGATTACTGACAGGGGTAATGGTTATTTTGCTTGGAATGGAAAGCTTTATAAATCAGATATTATTAGAGCTTGCGTAAGACCTAAAGCTAAAGCAGTAGGTAAATTAGTAGCAAAACATATAAGAGAAACAATAAAGGCAGATGGTTCAACGGATTTAAAAGTTAATCCAGATGTGTATATGCGTTTTCTTTTGGAAGAGCCTAATCCATATATGACAGGTCAAATGCTACAAGAAAAGGTTACTACTCAATTACAACTTAATAATAATGCCTTTATTTATATAAATAGAGATGAAAATGAATATGCAAATGAGTTATACCCTATACCTTGTGTAAGTGCTGAAGCTTTATATAATACTTTGGGTGAATTGTTTTTAAAATGTACTATGAAAAATGGGAAAACAGTTACTTATCCATATACGGATATAATACATCTAAGACAAGATTATAATGAAAATGATATTTTTGGAGAAAGTCCAAGAGAAGCATTATTACCACTAATGGAAATTGTAAATACAACAGATCAAGGAATAGTTAAAGCAATAAGAAACAGTGGAATAATTAAATGGTTATTAAAATTCAATCAGAGTTTAAGGCCAGAAGATTTAAAAAAGCAAACACAAGATTTTACTGATAACTTCTTAACTATTGATAATACCGGTGGGGCAGCAGGAGTTGATAGTAAAGCTGATGCAAAACAAATAGAGCCAAAAGATTATGTACCTAATGCAGCACAGATGGATAGGACTATTTTAAGGCTTTATTCATTTTTTGGAACTAACGATAAGATAGTTCAATCTAAATATACAGAAGATGAATGGAATTCCTACTATGAAGCTGAAATAGAACCTTTAGCACTTCAATTAAGTGGAGAATATACTAGAAAGCTATTTAATAGGCGTGAAAGAGGATTTGGTAACTCAATAATATTTGAAGCAAGTAACCTTCAATATGCTAGTATGTCAACTAAGTTAAATTTATTACAAATGGTTGATAGAGGAGCATTAACACCTAATGAATGGAGAAAGATACTTGGAGGATTAGCACCAGTGGCTGGTGGAGATATGCCTGTAAGAAGATTAGATACTGCAGTAGTTGGGAAGGGGGGTGAAAATAAATAATGGCTAAGATAAATATAAAAGGACCTATAATTTCAAGTGCTCAACAATGGATTTATGATTATTTTGAAGTGGAAGCTACTTCTCCAGCTAAGGTTAATAAAATTTTAGATTCTATAATAAGTAATGAGGATTTAGAGATTGAAATTAATTCTTCTGGTGGAGATATATCAGCAGGCAGTGAAATTTATACTGCTATAAGATCATATAGCAAAGGCAACAAGAAAGCCAATATAGTAGGGAGTGCGTATTCTGCAGCTTCGGTTATTGCCATGGCTTGTGAGTGCTATATGTCACCTACTGCAATGTTTATGGCACACAAAGTTAGTTGTGGAGCTAGTGGTAATAGTGATGATATGGATAAGACTTCACAGACATTAAAAGTAGCAGATCAAACAATTGCAAATGCTTATATTGCTAAAAGTGGTATGTCAATGAAAGATGCGCTTAAAATGATGGCAGATGAAACGTGGCTAACAGCACAACAAGCGAAAGAAAGAGGACTTATAGATGGAATAATGTTTGAAGAAAATCAAGCATCATCTACAAGTCCTTTTTTGAACTCATTTACTGGAATGATACCAGAAAAAGTAATAGAGAAAATGCAAAACGAAAGATTAAATGAAATGATAGGACAAGATAAAGTCAAATTACAAAATAAATTAAATTTTTTAAAATTGAAAGGTGGAATATAAAATGAAATTTACAAATAAACAAGATTATTCAGATCAAAGAACAACACTTATGAATGCTATTCAAGGAATGATGGACACAGCTACTTCAGATGAAATTCAAGCTAATATGTCAGAAGTTGAGACTATGGATAATGCTTGGGCAGAACAATCTAAGGAAATGGCTAATAAAGCAGCTTTAGAAAACAAATTTAAAGTGCTTAATATTGAAAATAAAGGAGTGAATGTAGTGGGAACAGTTATAGATTCAACAAATTCAGTGGTAAATGAGGATATGTATGCTTCAACAGATTATAGAAAAGCATTTATGAATAATGTGATTAAGGGAACTGCAATTCCTAATCAGTTTTTAAATGTAGATGCAAGTACAGTTACAGGTGAGGTTGGTTCGGTAATTCCAACAACTGTAATGGAAAAAATAATTGAAAAGTTAGAATCAACAGGTATGATACTACCGTTAATAACTAGAACATCTTATAAAGGTGGATTAGCAATACCTACATCATCAGTTAAACCAGTTGCAACATGGGTATCACAAGGTGCTGGAAGTGATAAACAAGAAAAAACAACATCAAGTATTACATTCACTTACTTCAAACTTAGATGTGCAGTATCGGTTAGCTTCGAGGTTGACAATATAACTCTAGCAGTATTTGAAAGCACTATAATTAATAACATTACAGAAGCTATGATTAAAGCTTTAGAACAAGCAATTATATCCGGTGATGGAACTACACAACCAAAAGGAATATTGACAGAAACTCCTGCAACTGGTCAAGCTTTAACAATTGCGAATGCAACAGCATTAGCTTATAGCGATCTAATTGCAGCAGAAGCGGCATTACCACTTGAATACGAACAAGATGCAGTTTGGTGTATGTCTAAAAAGTCGTTTATGGCATTTATAGGAATGGTTGATAGTCAAAAACAACCTATTGCAAGAGTTAATTATGG